CCTGCCACTTTCCGTCTGGGCCGCGCTGGCGCTTTGTGGTTTGCCGGTATGTGCCCGCCTTGCAAATGTCGTGCAGCAGGGCGCAGGTTACGGCGCTGGCGTTCATGTTTTCGTCTTCAAGCTGGTGCTGTGCCATTATGCCCAGCACTTCGGTTGCGACGTTGACGCTATGGTAGCACAGCCCGCCGGGGAATGCTCCGTGGTATTTCGTGGACGCGGGCGACGTGAAAAAGCCGGCTTCTTCCAGGTAGCGCAGCACGGCCTTGTCGCCCTTGCGGCCTTTAACGTATTCATTCCACAGGGCCATAAAGGCTTCCCGGTTCTTTTCCATTGCGGCGGCTTCCTGTTCCGCAAAGCTGGTGCTTGTTTCCATGTTCATGCTGCTACGCTCCCTTCTTGGCGGCGGCTTCACGTTTCAGCCGCCTGGTTTCGTTCTGTAAACGCTGGATTTTCGATGCCATGCGCTCATATTGCTGGCCGTGCTTGCAGGCTCCGCATTTTCCGCTGTTCGGGCAGTCAAACAAGGGGCAGTGCCGGCTTATTTTCATAAAAAACAACTCCCTTCCCGCTTAAAGGCTGTGTTGGTGTTCGTTCTTTTCGCTGCGGGTCACAATCACCGTGCCGTCCTTAACCTTAAATTTCGCCGTCACGTTTTCGGCCAGCTTAATGGCCGTGCCGCCTTTTATGTAGTCATTGCGGACCATGTCGGCAATGGTTCCCAGCAGGCGCAGGGTGTCCGGCTCAAATTCAGCGAACAGCCCCGCAATGATTTCTCTTTCTTCCCGCCGCCGGCGGCGGGCTTTGCCGATTTCGCAGTCGCATTTGTCGGTTGCGTACTGGTCCGCTTCTTCCTGCGTCGGTGCTGCGAAGGGTAAAACGCGAAGCTGGCCGCAGAAGCAGCAGCTTCCTGTTTTATAGGTCGGCGGCTCCCAGTAGGGGGCAGGCGCTGGCAGCTGGCGGCAGTACCGCATAATTGTGGCCGCCGGGTGGAATTCTGCCCATTCCTTTTCATCGGCCTTGCGCTTGGCGTACAGGTCGAAGGCGCGGGCGTACAGGTCCGGGGCGTAGAGTTCCGGGTGGTATGCACTGCAAGCGGATCCTGTACAGCGGGCCGTATAAGCGGTATGCCCGCAGCGGCCCGCCTTCATCTTCCCGGCCACGCAGGGGCTGTCCATGCGCAGGGCCGGGCGCTGCTGCTGCCATGCTTTTGCGCCTGCGCAGTCACACGCGCCGAGCGCCCATTCCATTGCTTCCTTTTCGCTGGTGAATCCGTTGTCCGGGCTTTCCACTTCCTTGCCGCAGCAGGGGCAGGGGACGAAGAAGCCATCGGCAAAGTGTACCGCGTAGTCGGCGGCGGTTTCCGCCGGGGTGCGTTCGTTCTCGTTCATAGTCGGCCTTCTCTCTTGTATTTATCTGCCACAAAGCCCAGGGCCTTGTTTGACAGTAGCGAAAGTTCAAATTCTGCCCGGTCAATGTCGCCGGGCAGAAACAAGCGCCCGCGCGATTGCAACCAACTGTTGTAAAAGGGGCGCATTGCCGGGTGGTTGATGTTGATAAAATACCAAGGTATGTCTGTGCTGCGCTTGTCGGCGGCGGCGCGGCTTCTATCTTCCAGCACCAGAGGGGCAAGCCGCTTTATAAGGTCTGTGCGTTCATCTGCCATAGCCGTGCCGCCTTCCGTGCATTTTCCTGCGCAGGAAAGCAGCGGCGCAGCGGGTGCAGCGCTTGGCGTCCGCGCTGGCGGGGTAATTGCAGTTAAATGCAAGGCCCAACTGCTGCGCCAGGTAGTCGGGGCAGGCCCACAAGCCAAACGAAGCCGCCGCTGCCGTCTGTTCGTCAAGGTTGCGAATGCCCCGCAGCGCGTTGTCCGCGCAGCCCACAACGGCCACCCGCGTTTCCAGGTCAAGGCTTTGCAAGTATTCAAGTACGGTCATTTGCTGGCCTTCTTCCTGTTTTCGCGCAGCTGCTTGTTGTGCCGGGCCTTCATTTCCTTGACGTCCTGTGCCGTCACGCCCGTGGGCCATTCTTCCGGCGGCATATTCCAGATATACCGGCGCTTGATGGGCGGCTGGCGGTCAAGCGGTATCGGCTCAATGAAGGCTTCCCGGCTCAATCCGGCTTGCAGCGCTTCCTTTTCGGTGGTTCTCATTGTTCCGTCCCTTCCATGTATGCAGCCGTTACCGCGTCAAGCTGGCGCTGTAAGTCTTCGGCTTCGGTCTGGTATTCTTCGGCGCGCTGGTTGGCTCCGTCAAGCTGGCATTGCAGGCGGTCAGCTTCGGCGCGGTAGTCCTGTGCGCGCTGTTCAGCGGCCTGGGCCGTCTGCCGGGCGCTGGTCTTTAACAGGTCGTAGGTTTTACGGGTTCGCAGGCCGTCCCATGCGTACCACGCCAGCGCGGCAAACATGACGGCCAGACAGGCCGCGCAGGTGCGGCGCAGGATCCTGTTTTCTCTTGCAAGCCGCCGGGCGGTCCGGTTCGGCTCGGCCACGGGTTCCGCCGGGGCGGGCAGTTCAAAGTGCAGGCAGATTGTTTCCATTTTTTTGTTCCCCCTTAGTATAAAAACCAGACCCCTGCTGTAAGGCCGACAATTAGTGCAACTGCGCTGCATATTGCCCGCAGAATCCACAGCAGACCATAAAAGAAAAGTACGTCAATGGCTGCTATTGCCAGAATAGTAAGAAGTGTTCTGTAAGGTCGTTTCATGCCGTGAATTTCTCCCTTCGTTTTTCTGCCGGCTTATGCCGCAGCTTTCTTGCGTTCGCGCTCGATCAGCGCCGCAATTCGCTGCCCGGTTTCCGTTTTCAGCCAGGCCGCAGTTTCTTCCGGCGTGGCCCACAGCTGGCCGCGGCAGATTGCCGCGACAAGCGGGTCGGCCTGTTCTTTGTTCAGCGTTCGCATACTTTCAACCTCACGCGCTTTCAGTGTTGAAAAGGTCGGCAACGCTGCACCCCAGCACTTCGGCCAGCTTCGGCAGCTTGTCGGCGCGTGGAAAAGCCGTTCCGGCTTCCCATTTGGCAACCGTGGACCTCTCGACCCCCATTTCGTCGGCAAGCTGTTTTTGCGTTTTCCCTTGTGCTTCCCGCAGTCTTTTAATGTCTTCCATTTTGTGTCCCTCTTATCGGTGTGAAGATACGTCACTTCTTGCTGTATATTATATGTGAAGTTACTTCACAAGTCAATACTTTTTGATAAAATAATGTGAAGAATTTGCACTTTCCTTGAAATGTGAAATATTTTCACATATAATATAAAAAAGGGCGGTGTTTCTATGGAAATGTTAAAACAGCTTCGGCAATCTCGAAAAATGACGCAACAGGACGTTGCCCAGTTTCTTGGTGTTGACCGTTCTACATACGTTAAATATGAACGTGGGACAAGTGACCCACCAACGGCCACCCTTGTTCGCCTTGCGGACTATTTTAATGTTTCTGTCGATTTCCTTCTCGGCCATGCGGCTGCGGTCTCCGTTTCTGGTCAGGCTGCTGCCGTGCAGCTAAATGCCGCCGACGCAGAATTGTTGCGCAAGTTCCACGCCCTTGACGATATGGCCCAGGCTCGTATTTTGAACAGCTTGGATTTTGAATACCAGGCTGCCACACGTCAAGAACGTGCAGAATCGTCTATTTCCCCGGCATAAAAAAATAAGCCCGCCGGGCGGCGGGTGTGTGGAGGTAAGTGTCATGGCTATTGAAATTGTTTTTTCTTCTGATGGTACGGTTGAAGTTCTCAGCGGGCGAAAAACCGCGCGCCCGGGACGCGGCGCAAGCATTCTTGCGCTTCTATCTGATTATGTCAGCGTTGACGTTGAAACCACCGGCCTTTCTCCTGTGTACAACGAAATAATTGAAGTTTCTGCCCTTCGCGTGCGCGGCGGCCAGATCGTTGACCGCTTTTCCTCTCTCATCTGCCCGTCCGATATGTCCCAGGTCGATGAATACATTACCGCATTGACCGGTATTTCTCCCGCAATGCTGGAAACTGCCCCTTCTGCAGAAAAGGTTTTCCCGGCCTTTTTGGATTTTGTCGGATCCGATGTTCTTGTCGGGCACAATGTCGCTTTTGACGTGAATTTTATATATGACGCTTGCGGTTCCTGCGGGCTTCCGAAGTTCGGAAATGATTATATAGACACTTGCCGCCTTTCCCGGCGCGTCTTCCCCGATCTTCCGAATCACAAACTTGCTACTGTTGCCAAAAAGTGCGGTGTTTCCCAGGATTGCGCCCACCGTGCCGAAGCGGACGCGGAAACCGCTGCGCTGTGTTATGAATATATGATTCAGTACGCGCGCGACAACAATTTGGAAGATGTGCTGCAGCGCGCCCACGGCAAAAGAAATTTGCGCGCTTCGGACATTGTCGGAAACCCCGAAGCGCTTCGGACGGATAGCCCCCTGTATGGCCGCGTTGTGGTGTTCACCGGTGCGCTGGAAAAAATGACGCGCAAGGAAGCCATGCAGTTGGTTGCGGACCTCGGCGGAATCAATGCCGACAGCGTCACAAAGAAAACCAACTTCCTTGTTTTGGGAAATAATGACCTGTGTTCCTCAATCAAAGACGGCAAAAGTTCCAAACATAAAAAAGCCGAAAAATACATTTTGGGCGGCGCAGACTTGTCTATTATCCCGGAAAATGTTTTTTATGATATGTTAGACGAATAAAGGGTGATTGTATGCGGGCTTTTATTTACTGCCGATTTTCCAGCCATAAGCAGCAAGAGCTTAGCATAGAAGGGCAGCGGGATATTTGCCAGGAATACGCCGACAAGCACAATATAACCGTAGTCGGCCAGTACGCAGACCGGGCGCGCAGCGGCAAGACGGAAAACCGCGCCGACTTCCGGCGGCTTATGCGCGACGCGGCCACGGGCGTGGTTGATTGCGTTCTTGTGTGGCGGTATGACCGCTTCTTCCGCAACCGTGCCGAAAGCGCCCTGTATCGCAAGCAGCTGGAAGCCGCCGGGGTGCATTTAATCAGCGTTACCGAATACATACCGGAAGGCAGTGCCGGCATAATCACGCAAGGCATGATTGAAACCGTTGCCGAATATTTCAGCGCGAAGCTATCCGAAGATGTCAGCCGGGGCATGAATAAGGCCGCCCAGCATTGCCAGATCGTCGGGCGCGCGCCGCTTGGCTATCGGGCAGGCCCGAACAAACGCTGGCAAATAGACCCCGTGGGGGCTGAATTGGTGCGCCGGATTTTTGAATGGTACGCCAGCGGCAAGGCCATGGGCCAGCTTGCCGCCCAGCTGAACGAAGAAGGCCACCGCACAACAAACGGCACGCTTTACACCCGCAGCAGCTTCAATTCCATTTTGCGCAACGAAAAATATATCGGTGTGTACAGCTACGGCGGGGAAGTGCGAATAGAAGGCGGTTGCCCGCGTATTATTGAAGATGAATTATTTTTTACCGTGCAGCGGCGGCTTTCCGCAAACAGGCACCGGCCCGGCGCGTACAAGGCCGAAGTGCCGTACCTGTTAAGCGGGAAGCTGTTCTGCGGCCTGTGCGGCGCGCCCATGACGGGCACGGCAGGCACCAGCCACACGGGGGCGCGGCATTACTATTATATTTGCAACAACCGCCGGGCGAAAACCTGCAAAAAGAAGAACGTGCGCCTTGATTTGATAGAGGAAGCCGTGCTGCAGTCTGCGCTTGATATTCTCACCGATGAAAATATAGCCTATATTTCCGCCGAAGTGGAAAGACGGTGCGCCGAAAACAGCGACAGCGCCGCACTTCTCGCCAGCTTAAACGCCCAGCTGGAAGAAGTACAGCGCCGACTAAAAAATATAGGCAATGCCATTGCACAGGGAATTATAACAGAAACCACGAAGGAATTACTGGAAGAAGCCGAAGCAGACCGCACGGCCCTGCGCCAGCAAATAGACCGCGCGAAGGTGCAGGCCGCGCTTGTCGTCAAGGCCGAAGCCGTGGCCTGCTGGCTTGACGGGTTCCGCCGGGGCGATAGGGCGGATCCAGACTTCCGCCGCCAGGTGTTCGGGGCGCTGGTTCATTCCGTCTTTGTGTATGACGATTATCTGAAGATTATTTTTAATGTGGACAGTGCCGGGGCCGCCGTTGTTCCTTATGAAGCCGCCCAGGCCGCCACGCCTTCGGAAGCCCCGCCGGGTTCGTATTTGGACACGTTAGGGGCACCAAAAATAGCCTTACGGAAACGTAAACATCGGTGTACAAGGGGTACAAACAAGATAAAATAGAAATGAGGGGCGATAGAGCAGAAATGTCAGATTTTCCACTCTATCTGAACACGGTCGCTGGTGGCCTTGATCGTAGAGATCAAACCATCGGCGGCTTTTCTTTTGTCGTCAAAATCTATGCTGTCCCAGTTGTCGAGATAATAGGATAACTTCTTTATCTGCTGGGGCGATATGGTTTCAACACTCAATTCGGCGATTGCCTTTGAAATGGTCTGGCGTCGGGTGTCCAGTTCTTCAATTTTTTTGTTGGCGTAGGCAAGCAAGGTCGCATTGGCTCCGGTCAGCGTATCCAGCAGCTTTTCAATTTCTGCCTCCACCTGTGCCAG